CTGTAATTGAATCAAATGAAGCTTATGACTATTTAAAAAATAGTTTTTGTTCAGATATGTTATTTAAGCAAGCAGTTCTCAATATAATGAGAATTTAATGTTTCATTTATCACCTGAACTAACTAGTTCGTATTGCGATTTAAAGACAACAAATATCTATAAAAAGTTAAATTTATAAGTAAATTTAACTTTTTATAAATTTAAATTTATAAGTAAACCTATAGAAGCATTTTTCACTTGTTCGAGTCTAAATAGATTGATAAATATTTATAATGATGAATTTAGTATTGGGTTTTACATTAAGAATCTTTGGACACAATTCAGACTCGGTTTATGATCCAATAACCATTCTACTACATCAAAATGTTTGTTTTCAACTGCTAAAGATAAAGCATACTTAGAACAACCTTCTGAGTTATTATCAGCCAACCACTTTATAACATGAAGATGACCATGAGCTGCGGCTCCATCCATAGCCCAATTTGTGCAACCAGCTAAAGTATTTTCAGTTAACCAGTGGACTACATCTAAATAACCATTTGAAGCAGCTTCATCCATAGCGTATTTTGTACAAGTGATAGCTTTATTACATTTTAACCAACATAATACTTTTAAATATCCTTTTTCAGCTGCTCGGTCCATTGAACGATGCGTGTGTATTACATTCGAATTATGTAGTCCATGTTGATTATATATCCAAATTAAAGTATTAATTAAAATAGTTTCATTCATTATACATTGAATTGTTTTATCAACATTGTAAATCCAAATTGGAATTATATGTTTTATTGACATGTCAAATAACAAACATGTTTCGCGTAAATGACACGTTCTTTGTCTGTCTAAATCGAGATAAATATATTCCAAAATAAGACTTTGAATATCTGGTATTAAATTAAACCATTTCATAAGTCAAACAATAAATATTATTAATTATTATTTTAATTTGCTTCTATAATCTTGCATCTTATCTGTATAATGTGTCAATTGTTTATACATTAAAGATAATTTATCCATTCTTTTATGTCATCTTCTGATATTATTCTTGAAGATCTTTCAATTTTTTGTGCATGTAATATTTCTTTATTTCTTTTTTTCTAATTTTAGCGAGTCTGTAATATACCTATTATATTGATATAATATACCAATATACAAATATTGGTATATTATATCAAAGAAATCAATTTTAAAATTTAAATACATTGATTGATAAATGAACACTGAAACAGATATTAATATTAGAGAATTTGATCCTAAGACAGTACCATTTAATTCAGTAATGCTTATGTTAGGTATGCGTAACACTGGAAAATCAACATGTATAAAAGACTTACTATATCATCACCGAAATATGCCAAAATGTACAGTAATGTCTGGAACCGAAGATGCTAGTCCATTTTTTAAAAAATTCATGCCCCTTTCCTTCATCAAAACTAATATTGAAGAGAGTGTGATAATTGAAACTATCAAAAGACAAAGTTATATTAAAAAAGCAAAACAAGTGTTTGAAGCTAGAGGAGACAAAGAAAAAGCTAGTAAAATAGATACTAGAGCAGCACTAATACTTGATGACTGTGTAGGTAAAAATAGCTCTTTGTTTCGAACAAATGCTGTAAAAGAAATGTTTATGAATGGTAGACATTTTGATCTAATGTTCTTAATTTCTTTACAGTATGCTACTTCCATACATCCTGACCTGCGTACGAATATAAATTATGTCTTTATCTTTTCTGAGCCAAGATTAACTGAAAGAAAAAGAATATGGAATAATTTTGGAACTTTAATTCCAGATTTTGATCTTTTTTGTAAATTAATGGATTTATATACCACTAACTATGGATGCTTAGTGATACAAATAGGAAAATCAATAAATATATCAGATAATATATTCAGATACAGAGGCAATTTGAATACTTCAAATTTCAAGTTAGGTGATCAAGTGTATTGGAAAAAAGATGAAATTGATCGTTCAAAAATCGCAGCTCGAGAATTAGAACAAGCTGAAAAGGTTTTTGAAGCTTTAAATCTTGCAGATATGTCTAAATTAGATGCAATGGGAGGTGGTGGAGGAAATACAAAGAAAAAAGGTGCATATTCTAATGTACGTATCAATAGTGTTTAATCCAATTACTTACTACTCTCTTTAGTTTCTTCTTTTGATTCTTCTTTAGTTTCTTCTTTAGTTTCTTCTTTAGTTTCTTCTTTTGATTCTTCTTTAGTTTCTTCTTTAGTTTCTTCTTTAGTTTCTTCTTTAGTTTCTTCTTTAGTTTCTTCTTTCTTTTCCAAAGCCAATTTCTTTTGGTTTTCTGCAAAACGATTAACAAACTCTTTATCCCGTTTGTCATTGCGGTCATTGTATTTACTCATGAGGGTGTTTAGCTCAGTCCCTAGATATTCTACTTTGTCAACATCATCTTCATGAGGAGACCATGGAGCCCAGACTCCCACTTCTCCTGTAAAAGTAGCAGGATGTCTAGGGAATTTCTCTTGAAGTATCTTAGCATGTTCTTTAGATTCTTCTAATGTACCATAAACTCCTCTTACTTTTAGACCTCTAATATTTGTCTGAAAGTCATGTTCTTGATGGTATTTTGTGGCCAATTCGTTTTCATTTTCAGAACAAAATATTCGGTATTTATCTTGCATGGCATCATCTGAGAATAGAAAATCATATTTATCTTTCATCCCACTTACACAATCATGAATTATTGAATAACATCCATGTTCCTTTGACCATTGTTCTACTTTATCAAACATATCTGTCATTTCTTGACCAAATTGTGCAATGAACCTAGAAAAGATCAAGGCTTGTGTATTAGTAATTGCATCTTCAGGAGATACAAATGATGCTAAATAATATTTTTGTCCTCGAATCTCAGGATCATTCTCCAAGTAGTCTTTTTCTTTGATAGGTATGCGACTCATCTTTTCTGATTAATGAAAATCTATGTTTATATCAAATGACAATGCATTGGGTGAGCTTTTTCATCCTCTTACTCAGATATATTATTATGGGACTTTTTTCTGCTATGGCATTAATGACAGCATCTCCATTTGCGGTGTGGCCACTCATATTAGGCCTTTCATCTGCAGTATCAGCAGGAATGGCGATTTTAGATGTTCTCCTTCCTCATGCACAACCATCAAATTCATAAATTTTAAAATTGAGATACTTTTATTGTTGATATATAGACGGTATTTAGACTCATTGTCTAATAAATCGTACTTGGTATAAACTGCCATTGACAATCTTTACAGATTTTCATCCAAATTTCATCCTGTTCCTTCAACTTGTCAGTGTTTTTTAAAAGTCTGACATTTTTGAGAAGATGATCCTGTTCTAAAAGTTGGAAAAACTTGTGCAACAAATAAGGATATGACAACATGTTTGTACGAGTGCTTGGAATGTGTTTAACAAAGACCTCATGTACTTGACGAAACATGTCGTGTACTCTTTCTTCAATGGCAGGATCAACCACTGGATTTACACATCCATTAAGAATATGGATAATGTAAGGAATATGGTCATAATAACTAGACAAGTTAATCTTTTTCAAGAGTTTAAACATGAAATCTGTCTTTAACTTTGCCACATTAGTTATTCTTTGTTTTTTCAACTCATACAAGATATGGTCAATCACCTCTTCTGGTATGTCAGTTCGTTGCTTCCCTTGAATCTGATTTATACACTCATTAAGATGATTACTCCTCTTATAACAGTTATAAATCACCTCTTTTGGAGGATCTTTGTAAGAAGGTTTATCATGATCAACAATAAAACGTTTTACCATGTTACAATCCATACACAAAATGTATCCTTCTGTGTTCATTACACATACTTCATTAGATCCACACTCCTCACATTTATGTTTAATCTGTTGCTTCTTTTCACGACTGGTTTTTTTAATCACCTGACTATCAGGATCAACAATAGACATATATGTGTTTAGAAGACTTCCCGCATTCTTACGTCCTCCATTGTTATTATCATCCTCATCCTTTTTAAACAAATCCATAATACTTCTGCTTTTTCCAACTGGTTGTTCTAAATTATAATATTGATCCATAATTTCAGCGGTTTTCATGTGATATTCACTCAAATCTAGACTATTCTTCAATGATTCTAATTCATCACGTACTTCTATCTTTGTATCTAGATATTTCACTCTTTCTTCAGCGGATTGGGCTAATTTTTCTTTATTTTCAAGATCTTTTATAGATTCTTCTAACTCATGTATCTTTTCTTCATGGCGCTGTAACTTAGTTAAATTCTCTCTATGTAATATTTCTAAAGTCTTTTTATTTTCTATCATGAGCTTTTACTATTTTTACACCCTTTTATTTATATATGTAAATGATGATTTTTTATTTAATTATATGAAATCATTTTAAACGAAATGGTAAATCATTATGATCTACAAAATATTATTTCTCAACTAAATGATATGCAAGTAATTTTCTTGATAAAACAGATTTTTTGAAAAATATTTCTTTGGCGCAAAAAAGTATTATATATATAAAAAACTTGATACATTTTTTAGTAAAGATACTAATTTTTAAATTGTGCTAAATCTGTTGTTTCTTATTGATAAACTTTCGTTAATTCCATTTGTAAGCCATTGAGGTATAGCCAAATGATTAGAAGGAATTGCTACATAATTTGTTTCATTTGGAGGGCGCCAAGATAAAGTTAGTTTATCATTTACACCTCCTGAAGCACCATCTTGTAAAAATAAAATAGTTATATCATGAAATCCTGTTTTTAGTTCAACCTCAACTGGATTATATGGATTGGCTGAAGGACTGTCTGAATTAACCTGTCCGTATGCTGATTGAGCCGATTGTGAAGTATCAAATCCATTAATATACAACTGAAAATATGAACGTGCATTTATTCCTAATCTATATGTACCTGGTTCTTGAATGCGTAAAAATGTCCTAAAAACATGCACTACATCATCATTTATATTATATCCTGAAATTTGAAAATTATTTAATTGAGATATTACAGATCTGGTATTTGGATCTACATTAATTGGTTTCATAATTTCACGAACACGAGTATACCACATATTTCCATTAGCATAATTATTTTGAGATATGGCATATTTGGTTACCAAACATCCAGGAACACGAATAGCTGA